TGATAATGTTAGATTTCGTTACGGTATTCCAGAAAAAATAGGTGGCTGGAAACAGCTGGGAGATAGTAATCTTACAGGAGCTGGTCGAGGACTACATCATTTTGTAAATAGTTTAGCTAGAAAGTATGCCATCATTGGTACAAACAGAATTTTATATGCTTTCTCTGGAGGTGTGTATTATGACATACATCCGATTAAATCTACAACTACGCTTACAAGTGCATTCACCACGACCAACGGATCACCGACAGTTACAATAACTTTTTCTAGTCCTCACAGTATATCTGCACAAGACATAATATTATTAGATAATTTTTCTACAATCACTGGTTCAAATTTTGTAGAAGCAGATTTTAAAGATAAAAAATTTATGGTGGCATCTGTGCCAACAGCTACAACTCTTACAATAACAATGCCTTCTAACGAATCAGGCTCTGGCGCAACAACATCAGGTGGTATCAGAGTACAACATTATTATCCGGTAGGGCCAGCTGTACAAGCAAAAGGTTTTGGTTGGTCACTAGGATCTTGGGGTGGTACAGTAGCTGGTAATCCAACAACTACGTTACAAAACGGTATTACAAGTTCTGCAACAACCGGTATTATATTAGTAGATGCATCACAGTTTCCAACTGCAGGCACAAACTTTTTACAAATAAATAGTGAAGAAATATCTTACACAGGTATCGCAGCTACTGGAGAACTTACAGGTGTAACTAGAGGTGTGGGAGGCACAACAGCTGCAGCGCATAGTGGAGGTGCAACGATTACTAGCACAACTACTTTTATTGGTTGGGGTGAAGCTGCATCTGGCGACTTAGTATTAGAACCAGGTATGTGGTCTATAGATAATTTTGGTGATAAAGCTATTTGTTTAATACATGATAGTGCAGTATTTTCTTGGGACTCTAGTTTAACAAACGCTACAGATACAAGAGCTACGATTATAACTGGTGCACCAACTGCATCAAGACACATGATTGTATCCACACCCGATAGACACTTAGTGTTCTTTGGAACAGAAACAACAATAGGAGATGTGGGAACTCAAGATGATATGTTTATTAGATTTTCTGATCAAGAGGATATTAATACATATACACCAACAGCAACCAATACAGCTGGTACACAAAGACTGGCCGATGGATCACAGATCAGAGGAGCGATTCGTGGTAGAGATGCAATCTACGTTTGGACCGATACAGCATTGTTCACACAAAGATTTGTTGGATCTCCATTTACATTTGCCTTTTCACAAGTAGGTACAAACTGTGGACTAGTCGGACAAAATGCATGTGTAGAGGTAGATGGTTCTGCATATTGGATGTCAGAGAATGGTTTTTTTAGATACGCTGGTAAATTAGAGTCATTACCTTGTTTAGTGGAAGATCACGTTTACGATGATATAAATTTAGACTCTGGTAATCAAATGGTCTCTGCTGGATTAAACAATCTTTTTGGTGAAGTCATATGGTTTTATCCAACTTCCTCATCATCTGTTGTAAACAGAATGGTTGCATATAACTATTTTGATTCTTCACCACAAAGACCGGTATGGACAGTAGGAACACTAGCAAGAACAATGTGGAGGGACTCTGCCATATTTGGTTTACCACATGCAACAGAGTATGACGCAGCCAATGATTCGTCTTTTGATGTTGTAGGAAACACAGAGGGTAGAACAACATACTATGAACATGAAACAGGAACGGATCAAGTTAGAGGTGGAGCTACAACTGCTATACTGGCTAATATATCGTCCGGAGATTTTGATATAACACAATCACGTAATCGACAAGGTGCACAAACAGGTGTTGCAACATTTAGAGGTGATGGAGAATTTATAATGAAAATAAGAAGATTTATACCAGATTTTATTTCACAAACAGGTGCAACAAGAGTTACATTAAATTTAAGAAATTTTCCAAACGATGCAAGAGCAAGTTCATCACTTGGGCCATTTGATATAACATCAAGCACACAAAAGGTGGATACGCGAGCAAGAGCAAGAGCTATATCTTTAAAAATAGAAAATATATCAACGAATCAGTCTTGGAAGTTAGGAACTTTCAGATTGGATACGCAACCAGACGGTAGAAGATAATGGCAAAAATAGTACAAGTATTAACGAGACCTAGTGAACAATATGATTTAGGAACAGCTGAAGCACAAGTAAGAGATATTGATGCTATCATAGAAAAATTAAATACTACGTTTCAAGAAGAACTAAAAGAGGAGATAGAAGCATTTAACTTCTTTATAAATTAATGGCAAATAAATTTATTAATAAAAAATTAAATTTAACAACTACTGATAATACTACGTTATTTACTGTGCCAGACTTTACTCAATCTGTAATACGATCTATCTTAGTTTCAGAGTATGCAGGATCTGGATCTAGTATTACGGTTACGTTAACAGATGCTAGTTCAAATGTGTTTAATTTATTTACGACTAAAACTATAGCTTCAAATGCAACAACAGAGTTACTAACTAATCCATTAATATTAGAGGAAAAAGAAGTTTTAAAAGTTCAGGCGGCAAATGCAAATAGACTACAAGTTTTAGCATCTATATTAGAAATACAGCCTAGAATAGTCGTTGGAGGAGGAGGGGCATCATAATGAAAGTATTAAAACCAGAAAAGATAATAGAAGAGATATCTAACCTTAAAACAGGTGAAAAATACAAGAATGATGAAGAGTGGAAGGCTAAGGGTATACCTGAGTCTGACATAAGAAGAGACATAAGAGTAATAATGCCGAGTCTTGATTTATTCGGAGAAACAAAATAGAATGGTACGATGGCAATAACTAGAGCACAACAAGCAAGACAGATGTTAAAAAAGGGCGGTGAACCTGTTGTACAAGGTGGTGTAGAAAACTATCTTGGTAGACAACCAGAAGTTCAGGCTCCTAGAAAATGGCAATCTGGTCCTGATAAACCACCTACAGAATTAGCATATATTACAGAAGCAGAGAAAAAATTATTATTAAAAGAAGATATACATGGATCATTAAAAGATGGACCTAACGAAGGTCCAGCAGGTATCATGTCATTAGATAGTTTTGGTGACATAGGTGGGGGTCAAGCTGGAGCAGAAGTTGATAGTGATAGAAGAGAGGACAGACCTGAGAAAACAACTTTTTCTCCTGTAAAAGCGGGATCAGAGAATTATAAAAGCAGAATAAAGTCTCCTGCTGATATTAAATTAGAACAAGAAAAATTACAGAATATAATACGAAACGAAGAAACAGCAGCAAAAAAATTTACAAAACAAGCTAAACAACAAAGAAGTTTTTTTAATCAATTAAAAAAATTTAGTCTTCCTTCGCAAAGAATTCTTTATAACGTTCTTCCGAATAATCCTAGTTCAGAACTTGCTTTTTTATCAGGCTTAACTAAACAACAAGTTGATGCATTAGACAATAAAGAATTATCTGATTTATATGATACAATACAAGATACAGAATTTTTTGGTGAAGAATCTTTTAAAGATGCTTTAGGTGATGATTTTAAAAAACTTTCTTTTGATGCATTTAAGGCGTTATCACAAAGAGGTATAGAGTCTGGGTTTATCGATCCTCAAGGTGAGTTTGGTAATATGGATTATGCAGAGTATGCAGCAAGAATAAAAGGTCAGCCAGGTTTATTATATTCTGGTAACGTAGGTGGTTTAATAAAAATTAAAAATCCAGATGGAACATTTAGATATGAGAGAAGAGATGACCAGTCTCCACAAGATATTTCAGAATCTGAACTTGAAAGAAGACTACGGTTATTAGAAGAACAAAATGCTGCATTAAGAAATCAAACTGCAGCAACAGGATCTAGCCCACTTTTTAGATTAATGGCTGATGGTGGAATGACAGATGATGCGCCTATTGAAGGTGGGATCATGGATCTCGAATCAGCTAGAGAAATGATGTTTTTAGGAGGCATAGTAAAAGGTTTAAAAAAAATAGGTAAAAGTGCAACAAGAGCCATTAGAAAAGTTGCTAAATCACCTATAGGTAAAGCAGCGTTGTTAGGAATAGGTGGATCTTTTGCGTTAGGCTTAGGTCCATTTGCATCAGGCAGTACAATGTTTGGTGGTAAACTTGCAGGATTAAAAGGTTCTGGTTTCTTAAAAAGTGCAGGTCTAAAAGATTTTTTTATTAAAGATGGTGCATTAACAGGCAAAGGTATATCTACTCTTTTATTAGGAGCTCCTTTTATAGGAGACATATTAAATCTTAATAAACCAAAAGAGGAACCAGATTTATACGCAGGTCCAAGTTTAGATTTTAATGCTCAATTGTACAATAGATTTATGGCCAAAGGTGGTAGAGCAGAACCTGTAGCTAAAAAGACTATGCCTTTGCTGGATTTAGACGGACAAGAAATGGATTTTAGAGCTGAAGGTGGTTTTGTGCCAATAGGTAGAATGGAAAAAGCTGACGATGTGCCGGCTAGATTATCTAAAAACGAGTTTGTGTTTACTGCTGATGCTGTAAGAAATGCAGGTGGTGGGGATGTAGACAAAGGCGCAGAAGTTATGTATAACACTATGAAAAACCTCGAAGCCGGAGGTGAAATGTCTGACGAATCGCAAGGCTTAGATGGCGCAAGAAACATGTTTCAAACATCACAGAGATTAGGAGAAGTCATATAATGGCTACAGAAACCGTAATAAATAGACCCGCACCGTTTGTAGAAGATATAGGTAAATCATTAGCCGAACAAACGATAGCTCAACAACAAGTACCAGTAGTAACAACAGGTTTAGCTGGTTTAGGGACTATGGCTCAACCAACGCAACAAGCGTTTGAAACAGCCGATCAATTTAAACAAAGACAAGGTTTATTTCAAGCTCAACAAAGAGCTGCATTAGGTTTTGAACAAAGACAACAAGCTCTAACAGGACTTGCACCAGAAGTAGCTAAACAAGATGCGTTACAAAGAGAGGCACAAAGATTAGCACAAGCACAAGCAGGGACAACTGGTATAGCAGGATTTCAACCATTTTTAACAGAGGCTCAAAAACAAGTAGGAGCAGCTGGTACAGGGTTGGGTGCAATATCTTTAGGAGCACCGAGCAGACAACAAATAGACCAGTTTATGTCTCCGTTTCAATCTCAAGTCATACAGGCAACATTAAATGAATTTGATCGTAACAAACAAATACAAGAGCAACAAATAAGAGATCAACAAGCAGCTTTGGGTGCGCTCGGCAGTGGTCGAGCGGGAGTGCAACTCGCAGAGTTTGGCACAGGGGCAGCAAGAGAGAGAGCTTTACTACAAGCTAATCTCTTGCAACAAGGATTTAATCAAGCGCAAGCTGCAAGACAGCAGGACATTGCTAACAGGTTTGGAGTATCACAAGGATTACAAGGACTGGCAGCACAACAAGCAGCTCTTGGACAAGCAACAACAGGTATAGCTGGAGCTAATCTAGCACGTTTAGGTCAGTTGGGCGCACTGAACCAAGCGCAAAGACAAGCTGAACTTGATGCAACTAGAGAAGCAGCTAGACAAGCAGCTTTCTTACCACAAGAGCAACTAGGAAATTTCGCTGATATAGCTACTGGTATCATGGGTGGTATGAGAGGAACAGGAACGGTCGCAACAAACGTACCTAATCCAACACCTCTACAAACAGCACTTGGTATTGGAACTACATTAGCTGGAGCTTATTTGGGTAGAGGTTAATGAATAGAATATTAAAAAGACCTATGTTTAGAATGGGAGGTTCTAGCTCTGGTATTACATCTGGATTAGGTAGACCAGGGTATAAAGCAGGTGAAGGACCTAAAGAAAACGATACTAGCAAAATAACAGATGCTGCTTTAGCAACTATGTTAGAGGGTGCTAAAAATAGAGGACAATTTACAACCACAGAAGATATAATTAACGAAGCCAGAGCGTTAGCGTCAGCAAATGTTCAAACTCAACCGCTATCGGGAAGACAAGAGTTAGCTAGATTTCTAATACCTTTTGGACTTAACTTTGCTTCAGCAACACCTAGAGGTGATGGATTCTCAGGTTTACTTGCTACTGCAGCAGGGGCAGCAAAAGAACCTGCATCTCAATTATTTAAATCAAGAGATAAAAGACAACAAACAATGACAGACGAACAATCTGATTTATTCTCAGCTTTTTTAAAAGCAGGATTGGATGAAAGAAGATTTGATAAAAAATCAGAGTTAGAAGATTTTAAAGACAGTAAAGAATTATTAACTCTTTACGATAACACACTGAAAAAGAATGTAATTGTGAAAGCTGGTGACGTTTATAAGAATATAGAAAACTATGCTCCTGCAGAAAAAGATAAAACAGGAAGAACTTTTGAAAAATTAGAAGTAGCAAGTTTAATAGAAGATAAGATGGCTGAGATATTTGAAATAGAGGCTAAAGAAACAAAAACTCAAGAAGACGAACAAGCTATAGAGAAGGCTAGAGGTGTTTTAGAATATCTACAAGGTAATAAAAATACAAATGAATTTGCAAAAGCTTTGTTAAAAGATCCTGAATATTTAAGTACATTAAGAACTAAAATAAAAAATAAATTAAGAACTACTGATAAATATAAGGGGGCTTTAGATGAAACCCAAGCATTACAACTTCAACAACAAATAGATAGAGCTTTAGATTTTTATATACAAAATAACACTTTTCCACCTGATTTATTTCTAGCTGAAGGTGGTAGAGTTGCGTATCAAATGGGTGGTGATGTTAATCCGAATCAACAAGTTGAAATGCCAAAAATAGATTTTGAAACATTAAGAGCTAGACTACCAAAAGAAATTACAGATGATATTGTAAGACTAATTGCTGTAAGTCCGCAGGCGTTGGAAGACTTCGCAACTATTCAAACACAACAGGATGTAAATAATTTCAACATAAAATACGATGTAGAATTAGTATTACCAGCGGAGGCATAAAATGGCCGAACGTCCTTTTGAAAGGTATTTAAAAGATAAAGAAGAAACAGAAGAAATTGTACCTGGTGAACCCAATAGTATAGATGAGATAAAAGAATCTTTTCAAAAAGGTTTAATAGAATTATCAGAGCCTACAAAACCTGTAAAATTTCTTAAGTCTTTTTCTCTTGAAAAAACGGAAGAGGGAAAAATAAGAGACACCAGTGTATTACGATTCGGTATATTTTTAGATCCAGGTTTAAGAATACCCATGTCTGTTGCAGCAGGTGAGGACATAGTAAAAAAATTAGAAAGCGAAGATGAGAAAGATTACATATCTGGTTTAGATGAGGTTAGAAAAGGTATTGAATCTGGTGCAGTTGATCTAGTAGAGGGCACAGGTAGTCTTTTATTTGCAGGAACTGATTTTGCTTTTGATACAGATTTTCAATCTGCCTTTGAAGAATTTATGAAGGACAAAGAACCAGATAGACCTGAGACTTGGAGAGGTGAATTAGTTGGATTATTAACTCAATTTGCTGTGCCGGGTACTATAATACAAAAAGTTATTTCTAGAATACCCAAAGTAGCAAAAATAAAAACTGCAATCAAAACTATAAAAGGTCCTAAAAAAAGAGCCACTGCAAATTTAGCTGTCAATATACTAGAAGGTGCAACCGTGGTTGGTGCAACAGATTTTATTGCATCTGAGCCAGATAGACAATCTATATTTTTTGAACCAGAGGACACAGAAGGTTTAACAGGTAGAAAAAAAGCTGCTGCAATATTTAGAAATAAAATTAAATATGGACAGGAAGGAACCTTAGTCGGTGGTGGCTTTCCCATTTTAGGTAAAGCTATCGCTCTTGGTTTTAAATATGGTATTACACCAGCCACAGTAACAACAGCTCGTCTTGGTGCAAAGGCTGTAGACAATGCAGTATTTAAACCAATCGCGTATCTTGGATCAACTAAACTTGCAAAACCAGTAGTTACCAATATATCAAAAGCTATTCAGGGAGTAACAAAATATACTCTATCTAATTCTGCTAGATTAATAGCCTCTGGTTTAGGTGGTAAATTCATTAAACAATTACCTGATTTCAAAGAGTGGAGATTATACAGTATAACATCCCCAAATAGAGAAGAGGTGGGATTAAAAAGATTAGATAATTTTTTATCTTATTTTAGGTCTTATGGTAAAGCTCCTAAAGATATTGAGGGCATAGCAGAGGAGGTGGCATTATTTGTAAAAAGTAAATCTAGAAAAATAGATTTGACTATGCAAGCTTTAGAAAGAAAGGCATATGCTTTAGCTAAACAGTTTGAGAAAAATTATAATAAAGGTGACGAATCACCAGCTCTTCAAAAATATTACTTAGATGGAGTAGAAGATTTTTTAAGAGGACAAAAAAAATTAAATGAGCTACCAAAAGAACTTCAAGCTTTAGCTAATGATTTAAAATTAAACATTAAAAAAGTTATGGAAGATTTTAAATCTATTTTACCTAAAGGTAAAAAAAGAAGTGAGTTAGTAAAATCTTTAGAAAAAATAGAAATAGGAAGAATAAACAGTTATTTAATTAAATCTTTTTCAACGTTTACAAATCCAAATTACCTTCCAGATGAAAGTATAATGAACAAAGCTGTTGACTGGATATCAAAAAATGTAATTAAAGGCGAGTTAAGAAAAGAAGCTTTAAAAGATTTTCCAAATTTAACTGCAACAGAAGCAACGGAAAGAGCTGCAAGAAATTTAGCAGAGCAAATTTTAAGAGTTGGAAAAGCAGAACTAAACAATCCACTTTTACAATTAAAAGAAATAGGTAAATTAATTAATTTTAAAGACTATAAAATATTAAAAACAGGTGAGGAGTTGCCAACAGTTATAAAAAATTTGCTAGGAGTTGAAAAAAATTTAAAGAGCTCTGTAAGTTATACTGTCTCAGAAATGTTTTCAGCGGCTGCAAATAAAAGAGCTATGGATTTAATAGCTGAGTCTGGATTAAAAAATGGTTGGCTATTTAAATCTCTTAGTTCTGCCAGAAACAATAATGTTTTAGATGCTCAACCAATAACCAAAGTTGAAAGAATAGGTGATATTTTAAAAACAGAATTAACCACTCTTTATGCCTCACCTGAATACGTACAAATGTTTAAAGGCACAGGCGGTGTGTTAGATAATTTAATCATGATACCTTTGTATAGAATTATGATGCAAGGTAAAGTTGGGATTCAAATTGGTAAAACTTTATACTCTCCACAAACTCAAGTTAGAAACGTTTCATCTGCAACTCTATTCGCTATGATGAATGGACACATAGGAGGAAGAGCTAGTGTAACCAATTCTATGAAAATGGTTTTTGATGATGTTTTCGGTTCAGGTAAACAAGGTATAGATGAAGTTAAATTTAATGAATATATTGAGAAGATGGTTAGATTAGGTGTCTATGATGAAAATGTCATTGCATCTGAATTAAAAGGAATTGTTGATCAAATTAGAAGAAATCAAATAAATACTACAGATAAATTATTTGATAAATTAATTAAAATGGCGCCAACAGATAAAGTTGCAAGACTATATGCTGGAGGAGATAATTTATGGAAAGGCTTTGGCTTTGAGTATTCAAGATCACAATTAAGTACAGCTCTTAAAAATTTAGACGATGTTAAAGAATGGTTTAGGTTTATGGGTCAACCTTTTGATGATATAAGTATTACTACAGGTGTTAAAAAAACTTTTGATGATGCTTTAGATGAAGCTGCGGCTTATATAATTAGAAACACATATCCAACATACAGTAAAGTGCCACCAGCTATACAAGCTTTAAGAAAACTCCCTCTTGGATCATTTATATCTTTTCCCGCAGAAATATTAAGAACAGCTACGAATGTTATGGCTTTGGGTTTAAAAGAAGCTTCCCATTCTAATCCTTACATAAGACAAATGGGATTACGAAGATTATTGGGAGCTGCATCAACTAATTTTGTTATAGGTGCAGGAATTACTGAAACGGCACAATTTGTAACAAATTCTACTCAATCTCAATGGGATGCTTATAAAAGATCGGGAGCTGCATCTTGGGACAGTAGATCAAAACTTATTGCAATTAAAGGTTGGGAAAATGGAGAATCTGCTGCCATAAACTTTTCTTATTTTTCACCTTACGATAGTTTACATGCGCCTTTTACAGCAGCTTTAGCGAAAGCTAGAGAACAAAATTTAAATCCACAAGAAACAGAAAAATATGTTTTAGATTTAATGTTTGCAGAAGATGGTCCAGTTATGACGTTTTTAGAACCATTTATAACTGAACCAATTGGTTATGATAGAGCTATAGATGTAACTGTTAGAAACGGTAAAAAAGATCAAGGTGGAAGTGTTTATTCCGCATCAGATGATTTAGGTGCAAAGTTTGCTAAATCTTTTGCGTACGTGTTAGATGGAATTCAACCAGGAGCAACAAAAAGTGCAGAAAAAATATCTGGGTCTTTAAGTTTAGATTTAACAAAAGGTGGTAAACCTTTAAAATTATTTGATGAGTTACTAGCTTTATTCGCTGGTACTAGAATTATAAGAATTGATGTAAAAAGTAGTTTAAAATATCAAGCGGCAACTATGAATAGCTTACTAAGAGCTGTCGATGAAAATGAAAATTTTTACAATGTCGATAATTATGCAAATAATACACCAAATGACATGGCTGCAACTTTTAAAAATATGCAAGATGAAGCCTTTAGAATACAAAAAGATATGTTTATTAGAATAAAAGATTTTGAACTTTTAAATCTAGATGAAGATGTCATAAGAAAAATTTTAAAAGATGCAGGTGTATCTAGAAAAGTTAGAAGTAATTTAATGAATGGTATTTTTACTCCTATTAATTATTCTAAAAAAAGATTTGAAACAAAAGTTAATACTATTGAAAAAGAGCTACAAAGATTAGATACAGAAAATAGGTCATTTAAATTAAATAAAGATTTTGTATATCCTAAAGAAAAATTAGACGAGATAAAACAAAACTATATTGGCAAAGAATTTTTTGAAGAAGATTACGATCCAGAAAAATATGATTACAAATTAGATAAGGACGGTAGAATATTATTAGACGTAGAGGGTAATCCTGTTAAAAAAGATAAAAGTATTTTAAGAAGTATTATAGAAACAGTTCCACCAACAATAAGACAAGGTTTGGATTTTATAACTAATCCTTTAAGTGTGGGATCTTTACCTGAAAATCCTATGCCAAAAGTGATACAAACTACACAAGCAAAAGATCCAAATACTAACTTGACACGAACACAACAGGCTCTATTATCACCAACAGAACAAGTTATAGCAGCTAGGAAAATTACATAATGAAAAGATCGGCTTTACAAAAAATAGAGGACCACGAAAAGCTTTGCAGAATAATGCAAAAGCAGACCTTTGACCAAATAAAAGAGGTTAAAGAACGAATCGCACGTATGGAGAAGATGATTATTGGTGGAGCAATAGGTATAGTGGTTGCTTTAATTGCCAATATGACAATGTAAATATGAAACTTACACGTAACTTCAGCCTCTCAGAGCTTATTAAATCAGACACAGCCATCAGGCTTGGTATTGATAACAATCCAAATGCAGACCAGATGGAAAAATTAAAATTACTTTGTGAAAATATTCTACAACCGGTGCGTGATCACTTTGGTAGGGTTACGGTGACGAGCTGCTTTCGTTCACCAGAGTTGTGTGTAAAAATAGGTAGCAGTTTAAATTCACAACATACCAAAGCTGAGGCGGTCGACTTCGAATGTCTGGGCACAAGCAACGCTGAGGTCTTTGATTGGATCAAGGCAAACCTTCCGTATGACCAGATGATCCTCGAGTTTTTTACTCCGGGTGAACCTAACAGCGGATGGATTCATTGTTCTTGGGTAGCGGACAATCCTCGTAAACAATTATTAAGAGCATACAAAGAGGATGGTAAAACAAAATACAAACCTGTTATTGGCAATGCCGTAGATCTAGTTTAGATCCATTCTTTTAATTCTTCACCCATGACCTCGGATGCAATATTTATTTTATCTCTTAAAGCCTTCACAATCTTCTCATCAACAGTATCCTCAGCGATCAAGTCAACATAAGTTACTTTTTTCTTTTGTCCTATTCTGTGTGCTCTGTCTTCTGATTGTAATCTTTTTTCAAGGTCATAACTATTAGAATAATAAATAACAGTATTAGCCTGAGTTAATGTTATACCATATCCACCTGTTTGTGGTGTGCCCACTAAGAATCTACAATTAGGATCATTTTGAAATTTACGAATATTATCTTGTCTGTCCTCTTGTGAAGTTAAACCGTAATAGTGAACATACGAATCTTCGCCATACACTTTAATTATTTTTTGTATGATTTCACCAACACTTAATTGATAATTAGCCCATATGATAGCCTTACCTTCAGTTTCCTCTAATATATTCATTAACTCATTTAATCTATTGCTTTCAACAGATTGAGTAGAGCCATCGTCAGCTGTAAAGTGACCACAAGTTATTTGATGTAATCTCATAAGTTGAGTCAACACGGTCATGGTAGTCGTAACTTTACCGTTTAATGATGCCAAAGCATGTTTTTTCATTTGCTCGTATACTTTTTTTTGATCAGGTGTTAGGGATACGTAGCGTTTAATAAAATTTTTTGGTGGTAAGTCTAGACAATCCTCTTTTAATACTCTTTCAGAAAACGTTTTTACCGTCTCGGATAACTCACCAAGATTTTTAAACTCACTAACAACTTGTATTGATCTACCTCTAACGTGCATAGTCTCCATTTCTGCATATCGATTACGAAAAGCGTAGTAAGAACTAAAGTCCAACAACCACGGATCAAGGAACTCACACTGAGTATATAAATCAAGTGGGTTTTTTGTAATAGGTGAGCCTGTCATAATACGTCTATATTTAGCCATCTTACCAAGTCCAATAATATTTTTTGTTCTTTGAGCTGTAGGTGTTTTAATAGTTGTTGATTCGTCAACTGCCATCATTGTTTTGTGTGACGTTAAAAATTTAGACGCAAACTTAACTCCTTTATCTGTAGACAATGCTTCGACATTCATAATTAAAATATGTAAACCAAACCCAGGTTCAAACAACATATCTAAATGTTCTCTTTGTTTTTTTGTAATATTTGCTTTCCACAATACAGACAAACACTCTATGTGATTCGGTAAATGAGCGGGTATTTCTTGTTCATACCAAGTTTTAACAACACCTTTGGGTGCAATAATTAAAGCTCCATCTACTTTACCTTTATCGTAAAGCATGGCTAAATTATCTATTAACACTTTAGTTTTACCTGTGCCCATTTCCATGAAATAGGCAAAAGTTTGTTTATTCCATGACTTTTCCAAAGCAGTCAATTGATGCTTATATGGTTTTGTTTTAAATTTATATTTCATAATTTTTTTCTTTCTGGGTTGACATATAATCCTGGATTGTTATATTGTCAAGCATAAATGTCAGAAAGCACGAAATACGAGAATGTAAAAAATACCTATGAGTCTACAGTGTATGTCATACAAGAGATACCTGGAACTAAAATTGGTAATCCTAAAATAAATATTATGGGAGCATCAAAGTTTGGTAGATTTAAATTTTTGTTACCAGAAGATTCACAAATAATATTTTCTCCTGGACCACTAATTTATAGATTAAGACCTTTGTTAAAAAATTTTACAAAGCACGATTATTTATTATGCACAGGTGATCCTGCCATAATAGGTATTACATGTTCTTTAGTATCTGATATAACAAACGGTAAATACAAATTACTTAAATGGGATAAACAAGAAAGAACTTATTATCCCATTGCTATTAATTTACATGAGAAAGGAGAGGTAAATGGCAATTAAACAAAATATAAAATTTAAAGATGAAATAAACTTTGAAGCAGATCAACAGGATGCAATGAAAAAGACTGAAGGTATTCAGTCTCTCGCAGATCAAGTTGAAAGATTAGAGCTATGTGATGACCGTATTGCAGATATAGAAAATGATCTAAAGATGATGAAAAAGAAAAGAGATCATATATCTGGTGAGGTCATACCCACTATGATGTCAGAGATGGGGTTTTCTGAATTAAAACTCCAAGATGGATCGTATTTAAAAGTTTCAACGTCGTATCGTGCTACCATAACGGAAGCAAACAAAGAGGCGGCGTTTAACTGGCTTCGTAACAATGGACTAGGAGATATTATTAAGAATGAGATCTCGGTGTCTTTTGGTCGTAACGAAGATAACAAGGCA